TTGCAAGAAGAAAAGAACGAAAATATTGTTGAACAAAAAACAGAGGAAAACAATGATAAAAAAACTGAAGAAAGCGTTCAAGACAATAATCAGTCCGATAACTCATCTGAGAAATCTGACGAGCAGCTTAATGTTTCTGAATCTAAGGATGATGGGAGTGATAAGCAACAAGGTGAAGGTAAAGAACATGAAGACTATTCTGAAGGAGTTAAGAAAAGAATAGCAAAGCTCACTAAAAAAATGCGTGAAGCAGAAAGACAACGTGATGAAGCGTTATCTTTTGCAGAACGTACTAAAAAAGAAAGAGACACACTTACTTCTAGAGTTTCTAAACTTGATACAGGTTATGCATCAGAGATGGAAAATAGAATTAAGTCGTCTTTATCGGCAGCACAATCAAAATTAAAAGTTGCTAGAGAAAATAACGACATTAAATCAGAAGTTGAAGCGTCAACTCAAATTTCTCAACTAGGTTATGAGCAAGCAAAACTTGCAGAACTCAAAACTAGACAAGAAATGGAGTCAAAAGCAAGAGAGGAAGAGGCAAAACAGCCTACAAAACCTCAAATGCCTGCGAATAACCCTGAAACTGACCCGAAAGCTACCGAGTGGGCATCAAAAAACTCTTGGTTTGGTTCAGATTCAGCTATGACGTACACAGCTTTTGACTTACACAGAAAACTTACTGAAGAAGAAGGGTTTGATCCTCAATCTAGCGACTATTATGAAGAGATTGATAAGAGAATAAAACTTGAATTTCCGCATAAATTTGGTAAGATAAAAGAAACGACCAGTAAACCTACTCAAACTGTTGCATCTGCAACGCGTAGTCCAAAGACAGGTCGCAAATCGGTGAAACTCACATCTTCACAAGTAGCAATTGCTAAAAAATTAGGTGTGCCACTAGAAGAATATGCGAAACAACTTATGAACACGAAGGAGGCATAAGCATATGAAAACAATAGATAAAAAAGCCAAGAATCGTGCGAGTCAAACTAATAAAAGTGATTCAACGAAAGTTGAAACAAAAGCAAAGGCGGTTGCACCAAAAGTTCAACCTAAAGTTTGGGCTCCACCATCGTACTTAGATACGCCTAACGCGCCGAACGGCTACAGACACAGATGGGTCAGGGTAGAAATCCTTGGATTCGTTGATACTAAAAATGTTCAGGGTCGATTAAGATCAGGATATGAATTAGTAAGAGCAGACGAATATCCAAAAGAAGACTTCCCAGTAGTGCAAGACGGCAAATACGCAGGGGTGATCGGGCACGGAGGCCTAGTGCTGACTAGGGTACCAGAAGAGATTGCGAGACAGCGAACTGATTATTATATGAATCAAGCGCAGGATCAAATGAAGGCAATAGACAACGATCTCATGAAGGAACAGCATAAGGGAATGCCTATCGATATTGATAGACAATCTCGTACAACCTTCGGTGGCAAAGAATAGTTAATTTTTTAACAATTCCAACCAACGAATTACATTAACCGAGATGGTAAAACATCTCACTTAAGGAGAAAAAAACTATGGCTAATAGTTCAGCAGTAGGTTTCGGCTTGAAACCTATTAAAATGTATGGCAATGGTTATGAAAACATGGGTTTAGGTGAATACCCTGTTGCAGCATCCTCTGACGCTATCTACAACCAAGATTTGGTTTGTCAGCATACGACAGGATTTGTAATAGTGGGTATAGCTGGTACAGAAGATATTATCGGCTCACTTAACGGTGTTTTTTATACTGATGCTACTACTAACAAGCCAACGTTCCAGAACTACCTTCAAGCTGCAAATACTGCTTCAGACATCGTTGCACTAGTTAACGATAGTCCACTTCAGCAGTATGAGGTTAGAAGCGACGCGACTGGAGCCTCTTCACAAGCAAGTGTAGGGGAAGTTGCAGATATAACTTACGTTGCAGGAGCAACTCCGAACTACGTTTCGAAGACAACTCTTGCCTCAGCGGGTTTAGCTGCAGGTGCGTCTAAACAATTAAAAGTGATTGGTGTTTCAAGAGACCCAGAAAATAATGACTTAACATCGGCTAACGTCGTGTGGAGAGTTGTTATTAATGAGTCATTCTTCTTGGATGCCACAGGAATATAATAGGAGTATTAAATTATGGCTATATCACGTAATCAACTAGTTAAAGAACTAGAGCCAGGTTTGAATGCACTATTCGGCCTGGAATATAAACAGTATGATCAAGAACATACTGCTATATACACAACAGAGTCATCTGACAGAGCTTTCGAAGAGGAAGTTATGTTGTCAGGTTTCGCTCAAGCACAAGTAAAACCAGAAGGTTCAGGTGTTGTCTATGACAAGGCTCAAGAAACTTTCACAGCTAGATACACTAACGAAACAATTGCGTTAGCGTTTGCTATAACTGAGGAAGCGATTGAGGATAACTTGTATGACAGACTTGCTTCTAGATATACAAAAGCTTTAGCTAGATCAATGGCTCAAACTAAACAAGTAAAAGCGGCTGCACCATTAAACAATGGTTTACCTGGAGGAAGTTTCAATTCAGGTGACGGTGTTACTTTATTTAACACTGCGCATACAACTATTGCTGGAAATTTCAGCAATACTTTAGCGACTGCTGCAGACTTAAACGAAACTTCATTAGAGCAATCAATGATCGACATTGCTGCGCTTACTGATGAAAGAGGTTTAAAAATCGCAGCTAAAGCTACAAGAATGATTGTACCTTCTGCACTTCAATTTACTGCCGACAGACTTATGAATTCTGCTGGTAGAGTTGGAACTGCTGATAATGACATCAACGCACTAAGAAATATGGGAATGATTCCTGGAGGATACTCTATTAATCATTACCTAACAGACACAGATGCGTTCTACATTATCACAGACGTGCCTAATGGTATGAAACATTTCGAAAGAGCTCCATTAAATACAAAAATGGAAGGTGATTTCGATACTGGCAATGTTAGATACAAAGCTAGAGAAAGATACGTATTTGGCGTATCTGACCCTAGAGGTATCTTTGCATCACCAGGTGCTTAATAGTTAAAAATTTTGAGGCGGGACACAATCCCGCCTCATTTTACAAATAGAAAGAAAAAACCATGAAAAACTTCAGAATCAAAGTCAGAGCCTACGGATATATAGCAGATTTTACTGTTGAAGCGTCCGAAGAGGGTAAACCTCTAGAAGATTCTATCATTGACAAACTAGGAAAAAATGATATAAAATGGGACAAATCTGATTTTTATAGTCAGAGGAGAACATGGTTAACATACGAGGAAATTGTAAATGATACTAGACCTTTACAAACAAAAAACGTCCTTGGAGTTGAGCTGGCAACAAGAGTTTAATAAACATAGTAAGTACACTCTTGATATGGTCAGAATTGATAGCAAAATAAGAGAAGTTATCAATGAGATAAAGCTTGAAGAAGCTAAGATTGCTACAAGAGAAAATGCAATCGCTAATTCGGCTCCACAAGTTTCTGTAGCTACTTAAACAAAAGCTACATCGTTGAAAACGCACATTCATTATAAGGCTCTCTTGCACTCAATATAAATCTGTTGTATAAATAGCACACTAAGATAACTAAATCATAAATTGGTTATTCTCTTCTTAGTGAGAATGACTGGCGCTAAGGAGGCGCTGATTATATGACAACACATTTTAAAAATGGAGTCACAAACGTAGTAGGAAAAGATGGAGGTTCTTCTGTATTCAGTGGAATCAAACAACCTCTTATTACAGGTGGATACGAACAAGAACAAGCGTATCAAAACGACTGGCAACTCTTCAATGACGAAGATTGGACAATTACATCAACAGGTGGATCTGACTTTCAACTAGCAGAATATGCTGGTGGATGGTTAAGACAAGGAGATAATGCTCCTGCTGCTGGTGAGATTCAAGGTATTGCAGGACCACAAGTTTGGCAATACAATCAAAACCAAAAATGGTGGTTTGAAACTAGCATTGCAATCACTGACGTAAGTGATTTAAACACTTGGGTAGGATTTGCTCAAAATGGTTATGCAGACTCAGATACTTTACCAACTGATGGTATTGGTTTCTCACACTTACAAGATACAACTACAATACAATTCATTTCTAGAAAAAATGGAGCAGGTGTATCTTTTGATATGTTAGACTCAGCAGGTGGATCTACTTTCACTATGTTAGATTCTACTATTGCTACACAATCAGCTACAGTACAAGCAATTCCGGCTAACTCAGTTAGATTAGGCTTTGCTTATCAACCAGCTGGAAGTGAAATAGGGGTAACTGCTAATCAATTTAAATTGTACCTAAACGGTAATCCGGTTGGAGTACAAGCGGCTACGACTGTGCCTGATGATATTGCATTAGAACTCAATATTATGGGTGCACACAAAGGTACAAACGCTAATCATTTAGTTGTTGACTACTTTAATACTTTTCAGTCTAGAGTGGCTGGAACAGGCGTAAGCGCATAATAATTAATATGGTGCTCCTTCGGGAGCACCTTTAATAGGAGAAAAAATGGCAACATCATTTTCAAGTGACCAAACCACTTTACAAAAAGATACTGGAACAGCTACTGTAATGAGAGCAGCTAGAACTAGAGTTACTTCTATTCAAGGAAAAGGAATAGCAGGTTCTGTTTTAACTTTGCATGATTCAGCCACAACAGGTGGGGCTGGTGCAGGTAATTTAAAAGCTACTTACAAATATGGAACTGAAGGCTTAGAAGTATATGTTCCTGGTTCAGGTATTCTTTTTAAAGATGGAGTAATTGGAACATTGACTCAAGGTTCTGGTACAGACGGAAGCGTTACGGTAACGATCACAGGAGCGTAGTCGAATGGCTACTATTACTTATACAGTCACTGTAGCTTCAGGGACTAACCAATACGGAACGGGTAACAAGTTCTATATTAACGGTGCCGTGAGCCCTGATTTAAATTTAATCGAAGGTAATACATATATCTTTGATCAATCAGATGGTACCAACAGTACACATTTTCTTGCTTTTTCTACTAGTGCCAATAATTCACCAGCAGCGCCCTATACGACTGGTGTAACGGTTACAGGAACTCCAGGAACAGATGGTAAAACTACAATCGTAGTTGCAACATATGCTCCAACTTTATATTATTATTGTACGGCACACGCTGGAATGGGAGCAACAGCTTTTACTCCTGCGGCAGGATCAATTTCAAATCAATCAACATTCGAATCTACATTTACTATTGATGAAGTAATCGAAGATGCATATGAACGATGTGGTGTTCAAGGTATTACAGGTTATCAATTAAAAGCAGCTAGAAGATCTTTAAATATTTTATTTCAAGAATGGGGAAACAGAGGACTTCATTATTGGGAAGTTGGAAACACAAATGTTTTATTAGTTCAAGGCCAATCTGAATATACCTTTTACAGATCAACAGCAGATGGTGCAAGTTCAACAACAGCAGGTGGAACTAGCACAACATCTACCTATGGTTTAGCAGATATTTTAGAAGCTAGTTACAGACAAAATTATAATAATACGAATCAATCAGATTCACCATTAACCAAAGTTGACAGATCAACTTACACAGCTTTTTCTAATAAAACTGCATTAGGAACTCCGTCACAATTTTGGGTACAAAGATTTATTGATAAAACAACTATGACTTTGTATCAAACACCTGATTCTTCAGCAGCAGGTAATTATGTTTATGTAAATTTTGTAAAAAGAATTACAGATGCAGGTGCGTTTGATAACGTTGGAGACATACCAAATAGATTTGTACCATGTATGGTTTCAGGTTTAGCATTTTATTTATCGCAAAAGTGGGCATTAGACAGAACACAACAATTAAAATTATTATATGAGGATGAATTATCAAGAGCTCTTGCGGAAGATGGGTCACCGACAAGCGCATTCATTACTCCTAAAACTTATTACCCAACAGCGAGTTAACTATGGCTAAGTTTGCACAAGGAAGATTTGCTTTATCAATATCAGATCGATCAGGACTTGCATTTCCGTATACTGAAATGGTTAGAGAGTGGAACGGAGCTTGGGTTCATATTTCTGAGTTTGAAAAAAAACAACCACAACTTCAACCGAAACGTTTTACAGCTGACCCACAAGCTTTAAATTTTGTAAGGCCTGCTAGAGTTGAACCTGCAACAGATGATATATTACCAAATGATCCTTTTACAACTGCATCAAATACAACGCTCACAGTTTCATTTTTTAATAGTGGTTTACAAGTAAACGATCAAGTTAGATTTACTGATGTTAAATTTCCTGTAGGTGGAGTTTCAGTTGATGCATTACAACTTCAAACTACTTTAAATGGAGCGATCACAACAACAGATACTACCATTACACTAACAAGCACTACTAATTTTCCAACAGCAGGATTCATTATGATTGAATCTGTAAATACTGATAGCACTTCTTCAAGTTATGGATCATTTCAGAATGAAGTTATTCAATACACAGGAATTTCTGGAAGTGATTTAACAGGATGTACAAGAGCTACATCAGTTCCATACCGTGGTAACACATTAACTAAAACTACAGCGTTTGCTCATCCAACAGCTTCTAAAGTTTTTGGTTCTTATAAAGTTGCATCTTTAATTGAAACATCGTATGTAAATGATGCTAACACAACAGTTTATGAATACAATAGTTTTACACTTACTCTTGCTAACGCAGCGTCAGGAACTGAAACAGGAGGAGGGTTTAATTGTTTTGTAGGACCACTTAACGAGAGACCTTAATTATGGCATATATACTTTCAAACTTACAAACCGATATTAGAAACTATACAGAAGTTAATGATACAGTATTGACTGATGCAATTGTAAATACTTTTATTGTAAATGCAGAAAACAAAATTTATAGAGAAGCTGACAGCGATGATAATAGATTTTATGCTACATCAACTCTAATTACAGGTAATAGGTATGTAACTATACCCTCAGATCTAAGAGTCATTAGATATATTCAATTAAAAAATACAAATGTAAATCCAAACACTCAAACGTTTTTAGAGAAAAAAGACCCATCTTATATGGCAACTTATTACGACACGCCAGGAACATCAGAGGGCATACCGAAATACTACGCTAATTGGGATGCTAATTTTTGGGTGGTAGCACCAACTCCTGATGCTCAATATGAGATCACAATGGCTTATATCAAACAGCCACTTAGCTTAACTGATACTTCGGTAAGTGCAACAGGCACATATCTATCCAATAAATATCAAGACCTACTTTTATATGCGTCCTTGATAAATGCATATGGGTACTTGAAAGGTCCGGTGGATATGTTACAATACTATCAAGGCGCTTATAAAGAAGCTTTACAAACGTACGCGATCGAACAACAAGGTCGTAGACGCAGAGACGAATATCAAGATGGAGTTATTCGTACACCTCTTAAATCACCATTTCCATCGGAATATTAAGGAGATAAAAATATGGCAAACGTAATACCTTTTACATTTCGTGGAGCTTTGTTCTCAGGAACACATAACTTTGCGTCAGGTGGAAATACATTTAGAATAGCTTTGTATACAGGATCAATTGCTTCTGTTTACACAACAGCAAGTACAACAGTATCTGCAACTAACGAAGTCAGCACAGGTGGAAGTAGTAACTACACGAGAAAAGATTTAAGTTCTCAAGCAGTTGCATCTGGAACAGCTGTTGCTTCAGTAGACTTTGGAGATACAACTTGGTCAAGTGCAACGTTCACAGCAGCGTACGCAGCTATTTATAATGATACAGCTGCGGGAGATCCGCTAGTTGTAGTATTAGATTTTGGAGGGGATAAAACTTGTACTAATGGTACATTTAAAATTACTTATCCTGATCCATCAACACCAGCTAATGCTATTATAAGCATGAGTTAATAGGAGAGTAAATGGCTTTAGTAATAAATGATAGAGTAAGAGAAACGAGTACAACAGCAGGCACAGGTACATTAAACCTTGCAGGTGCTGTTACAGGTTTTCAAACTTTTGTTGCAGGGATAGGTAATAGTAACACAACTTATTATGCTATCTTTGAAGAAGGTACTAATCTTTTTGAAATAGGTATTGGTACTGTAACTGATGCAACACCAGACACTCTAGCAAGAGATACTGTTTTAAGCAACTCTTCAGGTGATACGTCTAAGATAAGTTTTAATTCAGGTGGTTCAAGTACATTAAGTGTATTTTGTACAATGCCTGCAAGTAAGTCAGTTTATTTAAACGCAAGCGGTGTACCAGTAGGTGCAGCGAGTAATGGATTTGCTGTTGCAATGGCAATAGCTTTATAAGGAGAAAAATATGGCACAAGATTTTACTAGATATGCAGTACAAGCAACTAACAGTGCAGGTACGATATTTACAGCAAATTCAAATGATGCAGTCATTGGAATCAGAATCGCAAACATAATTTCTACAGCAATTTTAATAGATGTTTTTGTAAGTGTAGGAGGTTCTACAACTAGATACATCTGTAAAGATTTAAGCATTCCACCAAACAGTGCCGTAGAGCTTGTTTCAGGTGGAGCTAAATTTGTGATGCAAAGTACTGACGTATTAAAAGTAGAGTCAGACACAGCATCAAGTGCTGATGTTTATGTTAGCGTTGTTGATTCAATAAGTGCATAGGAGAAAAAATGGATAGTTTATATAACACAATATATATTGGTAACAAACCAGGAGCAGAAAATATTTATACACATGCTCAGGTTTTAGATAATAAAGATATGATAATTGAATCTGCCGTATTAGCGGGTCCAGTAACTTTTGTTAATACAATAACAGTGACAGGAACTTTGGTAATAATTTAATGAGTAAAATAGAAGTAAATACAGTTGACGTACAATGTGGATCTACATTAACTTTAGGTTCATCAGGAAAAACTGTTAAAATTGCAACAGGAGCAAGCACGTGTGGTATGGGTCGTACAGGAACTGTAAATTGGTGTACAACAGCTAAAACTTCTCCTTTAACAGTTGCTTCAGGCAATGGATATTTTATAAATACATCAGGCGGAGCAGTAACTGTAACATTACCTAGTTCACCATCCGCTGGAGATATAGTAGCATTAAAAGACTATGCAAACACTTGGGATACAAATAATGTAACATTAGGTAGAGGTGGATCAAAAATAAATGGTGTATGTGCTAATACTATCTTAGATACAGAATCACAATCAGTTACTTTAATTTATGTAGATGGCACTAAAGGTTGGCAAGATATTCACGATTCAACATCAGATGTAACAGGAGCTTCTTTTATATCAGCAACTGGAGGAACAGTTTTAACTAATGGAGATTTTAAAACACATATATTTACAGCTTCAGGATGTTTTGCAGTAAGTTCTGTTGGTAATCCTGCTGGTTCTGATAAAGTAGAATATTTAGTCGTAGCTGGTGGAGGACCAAGTGGTGATGCTGGTGCAGGAAGTGCTTACGCAGCTGGTGGTGGAGGTGCAGGAGGATTTAGATATGCAAGTCCAACATTAGGAAGTCCAAATCCTTTAAATGCTTCATCTATTCCAGTAACAGCAGCAACATTTCCAATTAGTATAGGAGCAGGTGGTTCTTTTCCAGGCACTGGTTCAAATTCAGTTTTTAGTACAATTACATCTTCTGGTGGTGGCGGAGGTGCTAGAGACAATGCTTCCTCTCCAGCTGTTATAGGAAATTCAGGTGGATCAGGTGGAGGTGGAACAGGTGGTCCTGGTGATCAGCCAGGTGGAGCTGGTAATACACCTTCCGTTAGTCCCCCTCAAGGACAACCAGGTGGAATAGGAAAATCATCAGGTAATACTTCAGGTGGTGGAGGAGGAGGTGCAAGTCAAGCTGGAGAGGAAGCTAGTACACCTGGTGAAGCGGCTCAAAAAGGTGGTGATGGTGGTGATGGTTCATTTATACCTGATACTTTTGTAGGACCAACAGCTCCAAGTTATGGAACTCCAGGTCCAGTAGGTTCATCAAGATTTTTTGCAGGTGGTGGAGCAGGTGGGGGTGGTTATAGTAGTGGATCAGGTTGTGGTGGAACAGGTGGAGCCGGAGGCGGTGGACCAGGAGGCGGTCCAGCACCAGCACCAAGTGGAACAGCAGGAACTGCTAATACTGGAGGTGGAGGTGGTGGATCAAAAGGAAGTACAACAACTGAATTAAATGGTGGTTCAGGATTTGTAGCAATAAGATATAAATTTCAATAATTATGACAAGTACAATTAAAGTAGATAACATACAAAAAGTTTCAGATGGATCTAGCATCATTAAAAAATGTGGATCAACTATTACAGTTGGTTCGTGCGGAGCTA